TCCTATAATATTAGATATGTATGTTTTTCCTTGGCGACGTGAAACCGCAGCTGTAATAAAACGATACTTCGGGTTGTTAATTGCATTAATAATTGCTGTTTGAGATGTGTTAGGTGTAATACCTAATAGCTCAAGATATTCCAGTATAGGAAGTTTTATGAAACGTGATTGTTGTTCTAAATCCATTAGATAATCACTAACTATATCTGTACGACTAATTTCTATCAATGCAATATCTCATCTGGAAAAATATTATAGTTATCTTCGGATTCCAGTTCTCCAATTTCTAACATCTTTGAATACAAGTAGCAATATGAAGCTGCTATCTGTTTTAGATCTTCTTCTGCTTTTGATAGTGTTCTTTTTTCTTCTACAGTCATTAATCTCTGTAGAAATTTTGTTGCGTGTGCTGCTCCTTCATCTAACCATAGTTTGGTTCCGTTGACATGCATTATTTTCTCCTTTTAATTCCTCGTACATATTTTTGAGACTTAGGTGGTCTTTTTGTTGAACCACCCTTGCCTGCCCAAAACACTTTGTTTGCCCAATAAGCTGCGGAGCTTTTACCCTTAGCTATGTTCTTTCCGTGTCTTGCTTTGAAACTCTTTCGAGCTTCGGGACTATAGTTATGTCCCATGCCTTGTGCACCAAAGCGAATGATTTTCACCTTTCCGCCAACTCTAACTCCTACTACAGCTTTCTTTGTTCTGTGTTTAGGTGTTCTTTTAGGTTTATTAAGTCTAGTTAGCCCAGCTCTTTTGAGCCTGCCTTTTTCTGCTTTTGTTAGTGCCATGTTTTTTCTTTTTTAGTAAAGCCTTCTTTACTACTTTATCAAGTCTTCCTGACTTCATAAATTTATTTATTTTTTTAAAGATATTATCTTCTTCTCCTTCTCGATAATAGTTTAGAAGGTGTTTTCTTTCCAAACTTAGCCCTTTTAGGGTTTACTGTTTTACCAAATCTTGGTCCAACTGCTTTAGGTGCTGCTCCATAGAAGCCTCCTACTGTGGTTGATGGAGATTTAGTATTTACAAACGCTCCCGCTGCTGCATTCATGTCACGAGTTACTCCTCTTTTCAATACATGCTTTCTTAGCTTGGAAGTTGAGTGAACACTTGGTCCGCTTAAAAATCCGCCTTGTCTTGCCATTTTTATATTCCTTTTTACTCTATCGAGTACTTTGGCTTAGTAGCCTGTTAATGAGAACCGTATTTTGTGGGGTTCTCGGTAATTTTATTAATGTTTTTACAGTATGTCCCCATACCAACTGTTCAAGTACAGCATTCTTTAGCCTCTCTGAGAGAGACAAAGTTGTTTCTATTTCTGTACTTAAATTTTGCATTGCCAGTCCTTGTAGACTTAGCTAATATATTTTAGCTTTTCGCTTTTCTTTGTGCTGCTATCATTTTATCTTTGATATCAACTTCACCATCCCAGTTCTTGTCATTCCCTGTGATGATGTTTATAAATTGAGTCCATTTAGTCTTTAGCCACTCCATTTATTTTCTCCTTCTTTTTGTATAAGTCCTCACTCTAGTAGGTTTGCCGCCGACGCCTTGAGCTTTTGCTCTTTTCCTTCGTACCGCAGACTTCTTCTGTGCTTTACTCATTGTTTTTGCTCTGGCTAAAGGTACACATTTAGGGTATCCTCGCCTTGATGTTTTTGCAGAACTACGTCCACAAGGTTGATATCTGCCCTTCTTTTTAGGTCTTCCAATATCTACCCATTTTTCTTTGAACCATTTACTTAGGCCGCCTTTGGGTTTTGCCATTACTTTCTCTTACGTCCAGTACCCATACGATACCTTCCGCCTTTGGCTTTATATGTTTTTACAAGCCAACCATTAGCATACGCTGATGGGTATACTTTAAACTTTCGTTTAGCTTGAGCCTTAACCCTAGCATATAGCTTAGGGTTTGTAGGCACGGGCTTTTTCTTAACTGCTTTTCTTCTTCTACGAACAGCCATTACTTCTTCTTTTTCTTTCTTTTCAAGATAGCTGCTTGTAAAGCTTTAGGTAGTTTCTTTTGAGCTGCTGTTAAGCCTCCCATTGATTTTTTCTTCTTTCCACCTTTTTTCTTTTTCTTTGGTCTGCCAACCTTTGATCCGTATGTTCCTTTACCTTTAGGCATGTCACTCTCCTTATGTCCATTTGGGGTCTTCCAAAGGACACTCTGCCCATCTAATCTTTGTTTTGAGGGGCATAAAACATTTACATATATCGCAAACTTTCCACTTCTTTAAGTGTGGGCACTTTTTACAGATCGCCATTCGTTCCTCTGGCGTTTTCTTTTTCACCTTAACTTTTTAGGTAGGTGTTGTCTATTTCTTCTTTGTAAGTTTTTCTTTTTTGCAAGTAAAACTTTGACTCTGCTGGAGAGTTGTTGTTTGGGCTCATGTACGACTTTCCCTACTTCAGCTTGTTCTACTGCTTTATGTAAAGCATCTTCTATAGAGCTTGTACTTGTAGCAGTTATATCTTTTGTTGTGTAATCTTTTTTCATATTTTTCCTAACTATGCATTGAGAACATAGTCCATATTATACCAGCGCCAGCAACTATTAAAGTACCTGATACGCTAATAAGTATTGTTTCTATTCTTGAGACTTGGTTGTCCATATTGGTGAATCTTCCATCCGCACCTTTTTCCATGTCTGTTATCTTATTGAAGATAGTTTTCCATCTTTCGGCGCATACTGCTTCGTGTTTCGCTAATTCTGCGGCCACTTCGTTGACATCCATGTTTACTCCCTTAATCTGTTGAACATTTTTTGTTCTCCAATAATTATACCAAAATCAGACCTGAAAGTCAAGTATTATTTTCTGATGGTATATATTTTAACTGGCTCGGTCTTTCCTTTCACCGTAACTTCATCGAGGAACTCGTAGTCAAATCCGTCAACTAAACTGTGTTCCGATATGATAAGGTCTGCATCATACTCTTTACAAGACGATTCTAAACGGGCAGCCAGATTAACAGCATCACCCAAAACGGAATAGTCAAAGCGAGTACTACTGCCAAAGTTGCCCACCACACAGTTTCCCGTATTGATGCCAGCTCCTGTGTTAATTTGATCAAGGCCCTCTTCTCTAAGTGTTTCATTTAATTCTCCTAATGCTACTCTCATTTCGATAGCTGCTTCTGTGGCTTTACGCTCTTGTTCTTCTACGTCTAAGGGAGCGTTCCAGAAAGCCATGATACAATCGCCCATGTATTTGTCAATTGTACCTTCGTGTTTTAATATTATTTCGGTTTGATTGTCGAGAAAACGGTTTATAAGTCTGGTAAGACCTTGAGGATCTTTTTGGTATTTTTCAGAAATCGGTGTGAATCCTCGAATATCTGAAAAAAGAAAAGTGAGTCGTTTAGTCTCCCCACCCAATCTCAGTAATGTTGGGTCCTCTTGTAATTTTTTTACGAGAGCCGGGCTTACGTACGTCCCGAATTGTTGTTTGATTTGCAATCTCAACAAAAACTGCGTAATGAAATTCCTGAAAGTTATGATGCTCCAGAATAAAAACCCGATAAAAATTGTGCCAGAAACGTCAACTAAGTAAGAAGATTTGTACATTTCCAGGGTAAAGTATATAAGGCCTCCAATAGTAAGTGCTAATACTGGAAGTGACAGCCATATACGAGATGCTGTAATCCAAAGTAATAGTAGAGCCAGAAGGGCGGCTCCCAGCTCTACTGCTACACTCCATGTCGGGATGGATGGGCTGTTTCCTTCTATAAGTGAATGAAGTACGTTTGCTTGAATTTCATGAGGGTATACTGCTCCTTGTGCTGTAGGCACGGGATTGGTTACACCTTCGGCAGTTACTCCAAAGATAACAAAGGGGGCAGGTATAGGATTCTCCATGTACTCTGCTGCAGTTTGTCTATAGAATTTAACATTTTGTTGAATCCATACTCTTGCGTTTGCGTCCGTATGTATAAGTGGATAATTTGGTATACGTACCCATTCTACACCTTCGCTTGTCTTAATCTGATAACTTGGATCACCGACACCAACTCTCAACATCTCTAACGCAAAAGAGGGATATAATCCGTCTTGGCTACTTACGACTACGGGAAGTCTTCGTACGACTCCGTCTACTTCTGGGCTTGAGTTTATTAGTCCCACGCCTTCGGCTGTTGCCTGTAGTTTTGGTAATTGTCTTAAAATTCCGGGATAGTTGAATAGCCATTCTTTTGGGTCACCTCCTAGTTGAGCTGTGCCTACATGAGGCCCTGCTTTTGATGCCTGTGTTGAAGCTGCATAAGCTAAAACACTTGGTTTATTTGATAGTGAGTAGGCAAGTGTGTTGTCGTACTCAATACCGCGTAAATCGGGGTCAGGCATGAGAATCGTAAAACCAGGAACACCCGATGTGATGTCTATCATGCTTGCGAATAAGCTTCTTGGTAGTGGATAACCTCCGTAGGCTTCTACTATCTCTTCATCTAAATCTACAAGAAGTATGTTTTCGTTTTGTATTTCTGGAGTAGTAGACATAATATAGTCAAATGTCTTGAGTTCCAGTATTTGAAAAGGGGAAGGATTCCAGATTAGGAGTCCAAGTGAAAATATAAAAATAAAAGGATTTATTAGTTTGCTCATTGTTGTGTGATAGATATTGTTTTTGTACAATCTGCTGTACAATTAAAAGTTGCAGTATATGTTTGATTTGTAGCTCCAAGTTGAGTTACATCTACATCATACCCTGTTGTATAGAATTTCATATTTGCTACGTGAGCTCCTGTTCCATATTGTGTTAAGTCTACTTCATTATCAGAGTTGTAAAAAAATATATCTGCATCCTTGTTACCACTACCATACTGAGTAACACTTACCGAGTTATTGTGCGCACCGCCGTTTCCATAAATATAAGAATTATGTTGGCCAGTCCCATACTGATTAACAGTAATATCAGAATCATCACCGAAAAAGAATATTTTGCTATATTTATTGTTTCCTGTTTGAGTCGTTGAATAAACATTATCGTCTCCTGAGCCTAATGATTCTGAATGGTTATCATTTCCTGTTTGAGTAACGGTTACTGTGTTATCATCTTCATCTTGGTCAATGTATGCATAGTTATCATTACCGTCTATAGTTACAGTAGAAGAGTTTCCTATATTATTTGACCATACAGTATACATCTTAACTGTATTACTATTGCCCGTTACAGTACTGCTCCATGTAGCATTTGTGCAGCTATGAGAAGAGTAAGTAGCTCCTGTTATAGTTCCTCCTGAGTTTGCACCACAAAGAATATAAGTAGCATTACCATTTCCTATTTGCTTAGTAGTAATCTGATTATTCGTTCCTTTTGTAATAATCGTAGTAGAGTTATCCCCAGCAAAGCTAAGGGGACTGATTAATAATAATAACGTTATCACCCGCTCCATTTATATTTACCTCCAATATTACTCCTGCATTGTCTATGTATAGATAAGTACCTGCATTTATATCGATACCTATATCGTAATTGTTTTGTCCTTCGTGTACAAAGTAAATTAATCCATCTTCTACGAAAGTGTAAGTTTGGTATACAGGGTCAAAACCTGCTATTATACCTTCAAGTTCTACTCCGTTTAATTGTGAAGTTTGCCCTCTTTTCTTGCTTGTAGTTTCTACTAATGCTAATAAATCTACAAGGAATTCTACGCTTAGTAAGTCAATGTCTAGTCTTGTGACTTCTTCATCTTCTCCACAGTCTTCTATTAAAGCATCACAATCTAAATCTGGTGCATCTTCAAAGAAGTCTTTGTCTAAATCTGCAGTAGGCGATGTACCTGCTTGTTGTTCTTCTACTGCTTGTTCGACTTCTTCGGGTCTTTGAACAATCAACATATTGTCAATCATTCCAAGTGTTATGTTTGCTAAGGTTACGGCTTGTGTGGGTGGTTGTTCCCATGCTGAAACCATTGTTGCTTGAAAAGCTTCGTTGAGTATCTCTACTCCTGCTGCAGTTGTTACTGTTATCTCTCCTGAGGAGTCTCCATTCTCATCTGGTAGTAGTATAACTAAACTTCTGCCTAATTCGTCTACAGTTGTTGTAAAATCTGTACCACGAATACCGATAGTTGCTGTTGGAGTATTAATTGTTATATTTTCTTTATTAATTTTTCCAAAAGCTCCCGAAATAAATCGAGCTGTTCCAGATGCCATGTTAAGAGCCATTTTACTCTTTGCAGGGTCTGGATCATAAATGTACTCGTCTATAATTAACTTTGAGTGTTCTGTAAGTTTTACTATAGATGAGTCTAAAAATTCAATTGCAAGTCTACCGTTTCCGGTTCTTACATCGTCGAATGAGAAGATATCTGAATCTATTTCAGCAGTAAAAGAGTTAGTAGAGTTTACTCTAGTAATCTCCCCATTGCCTCGTAGTTCAGATATCTCTCCGATTTCTGTCGTAAAGGCTGGAATACTAAATAGTATTAGCAGCCAGATGCGCATTGGTCTACATTAATAGTACCATTTGATGTGGTAGATATTATGTTAGCAACGTTTGTACTTGCAGTATCAGTTTGGTCAATAGTTACAGTATTAGAACTTCCAGTCAAAGTAGCTGTGATCTGATGATCCGCAGAACCTGTCTGAGTAGTAGTAATATTGTTACTATTTCCACTAATAGTCCAATTATTTATACAACCCACAACTTCACAAGTACCTGTTATGGCATTTGAAGTTCCTGTTATAGTAAAGTCAGTATTTGCTCCAGTAGCTGTTGCTGCAGCACCTTGAGTCCAAGTAAGACTGTTACTGTCTCCAACTGTGATATAATCAAAGTCAGAACTAGCAATGTCTCCTGTAGCTCCACCTGCTAAAGTAGCTGTGTTACTATCCCCAGTGACTTTATAAGTCCAACTAGATGAGTTGCCTTGTAGAAGTGAGGCCAAGAAGGTGTTAGTATCACCGATCTGGTCTATATCTACTGTCATTGACGTACCTGATAAAGTCATTCTATTGTCAGTTTTACCAACTGTGTTAGTAGCACCTATTTGGTCAATAGTTAATGTTAATCCTGTACCTGTTTGAGTAATATATAAATCATTATTACCCGCAAACGCTGTAAGAGATAGACATATCGCGAATAGTCCAATTATCTTATTCATTCTTTTTCTCCCAGGCTTGGGTAATCAAAGTCCCAAACCTCTTTTTCGAGTCCCTGTATAACTAAACTTCTGCCTAATTCGTCTACAGTTGTTGTAAAATCTGTACCACGAATACCGATAGTTGCTGTTGGAGTATTAATTGTTATATTTTCTTTATT